GAATAACCTTTGTATCAATAACTGAGTACCAAACACACGGATATAATCTCCGTTTGTGAATTCAGTAAGTGAGTGGCTACACGGGACACCTCCGTCATAGCTTGCTATTAATAGTATCTCTTCTTTCCAATACTCATAAGTATTTCCAATTATATTATCTCTATCAAATAATCTCAAAATTTCAGGCGTTGGAGTTTCATCTGCGTAGTTAAAATCTATAGCACCTAAAGGTAATATTCCAATAGGAAGATAACTCACATGATCATAAGTTAATGCTGGATATGTTGCACTCACATCAATTGTTTCTCCGGCAATTGTTTTGGGAATATTATGTACTGTGAATGGAGTTGTTTTTAGAGTATATCTATCAAATCCATACTGCTGAAAATAGAAATAATCATCCTGTGTGCCAGATGTAAAATTAGCAGGAACTCCGTGATTACCGTTACCAGAGATGTCGTAACCAGTAAATGGATCTGGGATACGTGTTCCATCGGAAAGTACTATGTCCCAAAAATTTCCTATGGAAGGAAATACGACATTATTGGTGCCAATAAAGGGCGGGTCCCCAACGTCTGTACTATATGAAACAATTGTTACACCGTTTAATGATGTAAAAGCTATCCTCCCAGTGCCACCACTAAGTCCTGCTGGTTGTTTTGTCAGTTGAGCTGAGTAGTTGCCAAATTTATCAGGAATTAATCCAGAAGAAGGAACAGGTGACCCTATCAGCACTTGAGACAATGAGTTAGGGAATGGATATCCTTGTACCCCTTTTGATTTCCCCCATCCCCATCCATTAACAAACCTCATAGATCACCACTTCACTGTAATTGTTTTCTCGGCTATCACTGCTGGAGTACCAGCATCTGTCTTTATATTAATAATATACCCTGCATAATCTACACCTGCAACACAATATTCCGGCACATACTCGGGAGTTTCACCTACCATCCCCGAATAATATATACTGTACCATCCATCTACATTACATTTAAACCCTCGGCTAGGCTCCGGAAAGTCGTCTCCGTCATAATCATGAACATCTTTACTATAAGCCGGTAAATTCATTGCTACTTTTTGATTTTGTCTTAAATAAGACTTAAGTTTATCCCATACAATCATTACATTCCCCCTAATAATTTTCTTACAACTTTCATTTTATTTTCCTTCTTACTATTCTGAAGTTCCTAATTTAGAAAGCAATTCTTTATACATATCCGGATCTTCCACTTTATATATTTCAAGATGAGATTTTCTCTCATCTTCATTCATCGATTTTAATTTACTTGATATTTCCAATACTCTAAGTTTATGATAATCAGCTATCTTTTCTCGTGATTTCATCATTGCTGCCTTAAGGTGTATATCAGTAACATCTTGTTGCATATACCTCTCATAAAAAGCCATGACTTGAGCCCTGAATATTTCCGGAGATCCATCATTCAATTCCTGAATAAGCTTCTGTTGATCTTCGGGAGCATCTTTATATTGATATAGTCTATGTGCATATAATTTAGCCTGTTCCTGCATTGCTAACTGTTGTTTTACCGTATTTATAACTTCATCGGCTATAGAAGGGTTATTTTGTTTTAATGCCGTGATAACATTAGTCTCTTCTCCTGGCTTTGAGGATAATATACGTTCAACGTATACATTAATATTTTGCTGTTTAATCTGATTCTTGACTTTACTATATTTCGTAGCATCTTCATTCATTAACTCTGCTTCAAACATCTGTCTCTCTTGGGGATCGATCATTCCTCTCATCGCTTCAGCAAGATTATAAATTTCTTCTTCTTCTGTTAACTTCTCGTCCTCAACTTCTTTACGCTTGGCTGCCGCCGCTGGGTTTTCTTGTTCTAATGCCGCGGTTTCACTCTCGGATTGCATCATTTGAGATAAGTGTGAGTACTTTTCTTCTTCAGAAAGATTAGCAAATTCTCCCTTTTGTGATTCAGATAAAGATTCAAAATATTCATCTAATTCTATTTTCTGTCCCTTTTGTAACAACATATCCTTTTGTTCTTCTTCACTCATGCCCTCTAATAGTTTTTTCTCTTCGGGTTCTATGGTATTCATAGCTTTATCAATATAACTACTCTCTTGAGCTTCCTGCTCTTTTGCAGCCATCTCCTCATCTATTTCTACCTGTGCTCTGGCTTGTTGTTTCATGCCTTCTGTCTGAATTTTCATTTGCTCTGACATCATCCTAATATTATCATCAATACTACGAGACATTTGATCCACCTGCATAGCATCCTGCTTACTTAACATATCTTTCTGCTGTTCATGGTTCAATCCAGCGAGATATTCCTGAGCCGCAATATCATCTCTCAGCATTTCCTTCTTAGCTTTAATCTCGGAGGCCATTTCGTCAGCTTTAATAGCTCCCATAGCTATACTATCCTTAAGCGCTTCTTTTCGTTCTATTTCAGATTGTTCCTTTCTGAATATCAGTTTTATTCTAGCACTTTCTATCTCTGCCTCAGTTATCCTTTTAGCGGCATCTATTGTTCTATCTTTAACTACAGAATCTTCTTCCGGGAGCATTTCCTGTTGTGCATCTGCATCAATCCCAAGTTTACCCCAATATGTATGTTCAGTAATCTCACGATTATCTTTACCTTCTTTAAGAAAGCTTAACTCTGCAAGCCCTTCAACAATTCTCGGTGTTTTAACTTGGATACTTATAGTTTCGTCTTTACCTATTACTTCCTGTAATTTTTCACTAATATAATCTAATAGTTGTTGAGATCTTGCGGTCATATTAGCGATAGTATTTTCCAATACAATGGCAGAGACATTTTGTCTGGACCATGTTGCTCCACCATATATAAACTCTATCTGTATACCTAATTCAGCTAATAAATCCTTTGTTGTCATATCAAGTAAAGGTTCTAAAGCTAACATCTTGCCGTTACCCCAAAAATCCTTCGACCCAACCTCTATTGGCATTATAGGGATATAGCTTTTATCTGCTCTCCATTTTTCAATCTCTGTTCTGACATTATCAGAATGTCCCGAAAGAGATAATACCCTGCTCTGTGTAGTTGGCATGTTTGTTCCACCACTTCTATCTATTGGGAACATCATTCTTAATGGGACCAACATTTCTTCGGCGATTACAGAATTTGCTTTATGGAACTTTTCTCTCCTCATAAGTGTCCTTAACGCTCTAGCCATTGGAGGTATTGGCATCCCATGTATATAATTTTCATTAGTTTCAAATATAAAAGTACTATTTTCATCTAGAAGTATTTTCATAGCTTTACTGCTTGTTCCTGCTTTTAAAAACATCTCTGGAGTTGTGCATAGAACAAAGTGATTACCCTGTAGAATAAGTTTTTTTGTTGATGGAGGTATTTGGAAATACCACTGTTTTTCACCGGTTATTTCATTTGTTACATTTGTTATTTGATATGGTGAACGTACATTTATTCTTAGCTTATCGCCTTTCCCATTTCTTTTATCCGAAGACGCAAACTCACGCAGCATTCCCTTATTCTCACATTCTTCGTTAGTGCATTTATACTTAAACTTACCATTTACATACTTATATTTAGCCTCACCATTTTCGGCAAGATCTTTTAATTGATATGCTGTACCACATTTATTGCAAATAATCACTTTTTGAGAAGGCAACATCACCGATATCACAGATAGTCCGTATTTCAAGCTATTAATATTCGCACTTTTTATTTTTTGCGTTACTTCCATACTTCTTAAGTATTTATTTACTTTTTTTCTTGTTTTAGCAGATTTGGCGACAACATATATCCCCGCTAATGGGAATTCTGCTAATTTATCTATGGCTGTACCTACTATCGTAAAAGTATAAAAATATTCGCATAAACGATATATCTTTTGTATATCATCTTTTTCTACTTTATAATTTAACAACTGATTTACATCGGTTATCCCATCTAAAAATAATTTAGATCCGGCATTAATGACTAAATTATTACTCAAACTATCTCCTCATGTATAAGAATTAATATTTATTACTTATTTAATTTACCAACAATATCCATTACTTTCATGGCCTTACCCATATGGCTGCTATCCTGTTTAAGCTTCTTAGCTTTAAGAAGTTCTCCAACGGTTGAAGCATCCATTGTGCCCCACTCTTTATGTTTAAGCATGATCTGTGCTAAATAATAAGGAGTTTTTGTTAAACTAGGGTCTATATTAAGAATATCATTAAACATTTTATTAAATGTTTCTTTATCCATATCCGCCAATTCCGGATAATTTTGAAGTAAGTTTTTCTTTGCAGATTGCTTAGATAGACTTTCTCCTGCTACCGTCGCAGCATAAGTTGTACCGAGTAACGCTAATGGAATTATTGATTTCTTTAATACAGGTTTTACTATTTCTTTCCATAAAGATTTCCCACCTTTTGACGCAGATGAAGCCGCAGATGCAAATCCTTTGCCTGCATTAATAAAACTCTGTCTCCCGCCCCTAAATCCGAGACCTCTTGGGCTAACCGCTATTTTCTCAGATATATTGCGAAGATGTTGTATCGATGATATCTTTACTCTGCTTCTTAGGTTATCTATAAGATATTCACCATTAGCTTCTTTTAGCATAGCCATTAATTTTTCATGGATATAAGCAGTTTTAATTACTTCAAAGTTAATATCCATCATTGCTTCTGCCTGTTTGGCAAGTTTAGTATCAGCAACTTCACGTTCAGGGAATTCACCAGGATCATTAAATTCGGCTTCTTGTTTTATAACTCCCTCATCTTTAAGCCGTTCTACAATCCTTGGAAAATCTTCGTCGAGGATATCCTTATTGGACTCTCCCCACGTTTTACTTAATACTTCGTATACATCATCTAAACTTTCACCTTCTTGGATTAATACTTTAATTGTATTATATATTTCAGTATAAGTATCTTCTTGTTTCTCATTTAGATCATTAAGTGTATCAATATTCTTGTGGGCAGCACTAGTTAATAAACCTCTTTCGTGTGATTTATTATTAAGATATTCTTTCCCTATCTCATTCGCTGTTTTTTCGTATTTATCGTCAGATAAATAATTACCACGTAGCAGTATCTCTATATCTGCTTCTATAGTAGCAACCTTTTCTTTTTGTTTAAGGCTACCATGAGCAATTTCAGATGCATCAGCATGTTTAGCAGCATCAAAGGTGGACATTTTATCATCTGCCCGCTTCTCTTTCCACTCCATATGATTCATCTTATGGCATACAGCCTCGATCTCATTAGGATTAAGCATGTTGTCCTCAGCCACCTTCACAAGAGCACTTGTTAGATCACAAGGGGTAGCATGAGCATAAGCTAAGGCCTCTTTTGCCAATCCTTCCATTTGCATTGATTTTTCGTTATCCCCAAACATCCCCTAACTCCTTTTACTATGATATTTTTCTTATTTTCTTAACATAACTATCAATATCTATATTTGTCATGTCATTTTTACTCTTACCAGTATCCTTTTCATATAATTTAAAAGCCTTATCAAGTTCATTGCTTTTAGGATTAGTTTTTAGAAGCTTAAGAAAATCACCTATTTTGGCAACCTTCACATTACCCTCACCATCTCCCACTAGATCATTATACCTTTGCAAAGCTTCCTCTGCAACCTTGGTTTCGCCGCTTCCAAGAGATCTGTTCATACTCTCGATAGCTACCTGCCCAATTAATTCATCCTCTATTGCCTCTTTTGCTATGTTTTCACTAGCAACCTTACTCAATTCTCTAATTTTTACTAATTCCATCTTTGCCCTCCTATTGGGTTATTTAATTTTAATTTATCCACTACATTACTTTCTATATTAGAAAAGTATTTTTCTATCCTTTTTGTCAACATTTTTATTTTTTATCCCATGGGAATCTATCAAATTCACCTTGAAACCATAGCTTTGCAAGTAAATTATATGTAAGATTTTGGAACCAATCATCCGGCAACGTCTTCCCAAAACGCAATGTCCGCCTCACTGGATCATTATATCTATATATTGTAGTAAGGTCTTTCACATATTCGGAGGTTTCTCCAGAAAATTTAGCGAATTCATATTCACCATTACGTATTGCGTCTATGCATTCGTTCATGGCAACTGTTCTCGGAGCAAGCCATTTATCTCCTTCAGAACTAAATATATATTTATCGCCCATATCGCCAAGATATTGAATTTCCATAACTCTATCATTACCGAGAATAGCTTTTAATCTTTGATTTTCTTTATGCCCTGCACCATAATCACATCCTAATACCTTTACTTTTGCTGCATTACACCATTTTGCTATATCATTAACTACTGCATCCGGATCATCAGCATCAAATCCGGCCATATCATAATATTTTCTACGGAACAACACCTCTAACCTATTAGTTATCATATTTAATTGTGTAATTGTTAGCATCGTATAAGACTTTATCGTTACAGTACTACCACCCCTTGGTGCCGTTTCCATCGCCCAGTCTAATCCAGCAAATGCCGGCCAATGAGAAACCCTCACCTCTTTCATCTCTTCTATTGTATTAACATAATTTCTATTGGGATTACACATAGATGCTATAATCTTATTTGTAAGTGGATGAGTGTTGTCTGCATATGAAACACCCAATATTTCATTATATACAGTGACAATAGGGTCATGTTTCATCCTATATAATATTTCTTTCCATGATGTGGACCCGGGGGCAGAAGGATCAACCATAAGCTCGTTTATATGATATCCTCCAATATGACGATCTGGAAAAGTTTCGATCCATTCACCATCTCTTGCATATATCCTACTACCGCATTTTTTGCATATAAGCCCCTTTTTGCCTATATTATATATTCTTTTATCAGTTCCATCACCACCGAGCGGGCCATTCCAAAAATTACAATGAGTGCATCTAACCATCCATTCGTTCATTGAGCTTTCTTGCCATACTTGTTCTAATGGGTTATCAGGTGCTTTAGGTGTTCCTGAATATACAACAAATTTATGCGGAGACCGTCTAGATGAGTTTAAAACAATAACTGCATTTTCAGGTGGAATATCTGCATACTCATCGAACAAACAAAAATCTGATGCTGTACCTCTGACTGACAATACTGAAGCATAAATATTCGCTAATACAACTCTCGAACCAGTAGTTAAGGACATTTTCTTTACTTGACGCTCTGTTTTTTTATAGTCATATAGCCATTTCTCTGTTATTAAGGATTCTCCCATAAATCTTTTCATAATATCTACAGAAAATTGACTTATCTGTTTATCGGTAGGTTGGCATATTATAGTTGTAAAATTACGATACATCATACTAGATATACAACCAAGAGCACCAATAGATACAGATTTTCCCACCTGCCGCGAGCATTTGAATGCTAACTTTCTATCTACTTGATCTACTTTATGAGATAATCTTACATCATCAAAGATAACTCTCCAAAAAGGGAATGAATCCAATGAATACGGCTCATCCTTGAACATAAGCAGCGATTGAGCCTTATCGGCTAAGCCGTATTGTTTTGAGAAACTACCTTTTGGTAACATCTATCGCAGTATCCTTGATATGTTTTCTGCCATCAATTTCTTCGTTACGTATATCATCTAATGTCCTGCGTTTGCTATGAACATCATCTATCCTTTGAATTATTCTCATCATCTCATCGATATCTTCTTGTGGTCCTTTACCTCTCAGTTCGTCTTCTCTAAGCATATTATTAATGTCGCTCCACAATTGATATATCCATTGAGGTAAAGATTTACCTGATTTTTTAAATGCCCCGACCATTTCTATTGTTAACATACCGAGTATTTGTTTATTAATATAATCTATTTCTTCTTTACTCATATACCCAAGAAAATATACTGTTTGAGACGAAGATTTGTCTATCATAAACCTATGCGCTGCGTAAGATTCATTTGTGGAATCTAATAATAAATAAGATGCTATATCCGCTTTGGTAAATCCCTTTTCGCGTTGTCTGCTTTTTGAAACATCCCAATAATAATAGAAATATTTAGTTAATGTTGCATATCCATATCTTTCTTGATAACTACGATTATTATTCCATAGTAAACGTATTTTATGTAGTGGTACAGACGTCATTAGCCCACATTCAAACCATCTTTTAGCTTCCGATATCTCTGGTATTTGCATTATCTTTTGCACCAATGATTTCGGCACTTTCCTTCTCCTGCCCACGCCTATCCTTTTTCTACCTCTTTTATCTACTTGATCAAAAAAACCATCAGGTACTCTTGTATTAACATAAAAATCTACAAAGCCTATAAACTCATCTTCGTGAGGATAAAACGTATCTATTACAGATTGATGTGCTGTCCATGGAGTATTATTTTTTATTGCTTTCATATTTGCTTCTCTCATATCCTTGCCATCAGGGAAGCTAACACATTTATTTATTTCTTTTTTTAAATCTTCATCAAGTAGTGCATTAAGATTTGAATTATTAAGATATACTATTATCTGTGGAACACTGAGCCCCGAATATATCAGGGCTCTTAAATAATTCCTGTATGGTACAACATCTCGCATATTATCCTACCTCAGGTTCGTTTCCTCTTATTTCATTCAATAACTTTGTTAATGCCTTCATAGCCCTCATTAATATATTTTCAGGTATATTATTCTTGCCCATTCTAGATAACATTAATAATTGTCCTATTTTATCCATAATATTTTCGATACCGTATTCAACATCATTAGTATCTCCGATATTATCGTTATCAACATATTCTAAACCTACAAGATCATCAACTAACGACTCCATTTCAGCCACTTTAGCAACGCTACGATATTTTGTTGGATCTTTTGCAATTGCTTTTGAATATTTAGAGATATCTTCATTATTCAATATTACATACGCAAGCTTTAACCACTCACCTCTATAATCTTTAAATAAAGCCACTTTGCTGATAGTTTTCATAGGTGGCTCTTCTGCTGTTTTCGCAATAAGGTATCCCTTATCCTTTTGTAACATATTAATAGTCACATCATCCCTTCCCATAAAATGCTGGATATACATATCAGCAGCGATTTTGCCAACTTCAGAGACAACAACAGGATCTTTCTCATCTTCAGTAATTTTAATATCTACTTTCGTAGGATTATAATTACTTGTAGTCAGGATAAGTTCTTTATCATACTTACCAAACTCATCTTTAAAATAATTACCATAATAATCCCTTGGTTTAACCGGTACTTCTCGTTTACCAGGTAACAACATCACCCTATATTGAGTGGGAATAAGCCATAGTGGATGTGCCGTGTCTGTAACTGCCTTATATTTATTATGTTGCATCTTCCTTATATTTCCTTTTAAAGGACGATCTACTTGACAATCAAGCCATAAAGATAATTTACTTTTAGTAGCAATTGATTCTACATCTATAATAATAATCTGTTCTCTTTTTTCACCAAGAGCATAACTCATGGCTTTTACAACTTTATACGGAGAAGATATTTTCCCACCATCAGCATAGAAAGTAATATGTTCACCAACATAATCTTGTATATCAGTGATATTACGCAAATCTATATGCGTACCGCTTTCTGCTCCTCCCGACATAGGAAAACGATCATTATTATCGTTCCTAACACCATATACTTTATCGTACATCCAACCGGTCATCTTATCACTTTTTTTGAATACTCCCTTTCCTGACTCCGGCAGTCCGATATTATTACCGCTTGTCTCATTATCTACATCGCCATTATTTTGCCATTTTACCGGGTATGTATCTACTATAGTAAGTGGTTTTATGTTTCTTCTCCCTGTACTTTCAATCGTGAATATCTTTGTGAATACCGGTACATTTACAATAGACTTTTTAAATGATATATCATAAGTTCCAGCTTCTTCTATAACTTTAATCTTTGGTGGATCTATCTGTTTGGGATCAAAGGATACCCATTCCGCTTCTTTATTTATTTTACCTTGAAGAACCTTAAGCTCTGACTCGGATATATCTTCAAGATACTCATGTTTCAAATCTCCACCTATCTTTTTAAGCACAACACAATTATAATGATAAGGATTATTCTCATCTTCTAATGAAGCAACTTTTATAATCTCTACCTTTTCATAAATCGTATCTGCACATTTAATATGCTTCTTTATCCGATCAGAAAATAATTTATCTGCACCTAATAAAGAATCATATACCTCCGCTACTTTCTTGGAAACCGTTTTTGCACCCTTATAATACATAGGGTTACCATCTTGATCAGTATCTGTTGTCTCGAATAAACTTGTAAGAAATTCCGTCTGATCAGTGATATCATCTTCTTCCGGGTTTTCTACAACCGTGCCTTCCATTTGTTCTTTTGTGCTAAGGCTATTAATTAATCCTATATCTAATGGAATAACTTTTTTGCCTTTTAACGCAATATCCGGCTCTTTTAGCTTAAACTCTTCTATGAAAATAGGGATAGTAAGAGAGACACCAAGATTGTTATATTCTGCGCTGCCTATAGCGTTACCGACTTCCGGATCTTTTGATTGGAAATTAACAGGTCTAATACCGGATGATAACGATGGATATTTATCTGTTAAATACTCATCTACTAACACAGACCATTTACTTACATCTTCTGCTTCAACATTCAACATCGCCAATTTAATATTTTCAAATGGCGTTACTACCTTAAATAACTTGCTCATGCTTCCTCCTAAATATTTTGTTTAAATTCTATGCAATAATTCTATTTTTTCTAATCTACCGCTACAGCTTTTTCAATGGCTTCCTCGCTATTGATTTTAATGACTTCTCAAATGGCTTTTTTAAACTACTCGCATATAATGCCCCGAACCCTACCTTAAGTGGATTCTTTATTACTTTCTTACCAAGACTGAGCATAACCTTACCAATCGCTGCTTCTTTGATCTTTCTTGGCAATTTATAAGTCTTTGTTTTAGCATAATCTCTTATCGCTTCCGTGCTCATATTACTCTCATAAATGCGTTTTGCAGCACCTCTTAGATTACCGGCAGACATCTTACCTGTTCTCGTTGCATACGCCATTCCCATGGCACGTTGTTGCGAAAGACTAACTGAGGGCATAATTACTCCTATTTATTCTTTTACTTCTGGATGTTTTTGTAGTTTTCTAGATGCAGCCCAGTCACCAATAGGTCCAAAACTACTACCAAGGAAGTTCCTACCCATATACTGTCCAAACCCTGTTGGTTTCACACCTGTAGCTTTTTCAGTTTTCCTTAAAGAAGTAACATCACCAGCAAGCGCCGCTGGGATAGCTCCCAAATAACCACCTACAACTGCTCCCGGTCCAGTACCTGCACGTCCACCAATTATTCTACCAATCCCTGCTCCAAGACCAGCACCAGCACCACCGCCAGCAACTCCATAAGTAGTCGAGCCTAATAACCTGTTAGCATATTCTTTAACAATATTCATAAAGGACTGATAGTCATCCTTTGATGTATCAAATGGGGCTATCCCCATCTCTGCAATTTTTACAACCATTTCTGGACATCTCATACTCGCTCTCCTTTTTCTTATGTTTCCATAAGTCTATTTATTTCTTTTTCCTTCAAAAACTCATCTTTAACTCTCTTACCTGAACGATGCGCACCATACGCAGAAAGTGCAGCAAGACCTACTCCAAGTCCCGCAATTACACCACCTCCCATTCTTCCTCTTCGTAAAAGCTTCTTCTGCCAAGTATTAAATGCGTAAGGTCCATATTTTGTCAATGGATAATTGTTCCCATGAATACGCCTCCCACCTTCTAATATGCCGCCTAACCCAACTGCATGAGGGATTGCCCACGGCCATCCTTTCTTTAATTGCTTCTTTTTAAGATCATCTTCTTCCATTGGAGTTAGCGTAACATCTTGTGCTATCTTTATGATTAATCTTGGACACTGCATAGGTTTTCTCCTTTTATAAATCCACACTATATTTTTAACAACAAGATATTAATAATTTATAATATCTTTTGTCAATGAGTTATCTCTTCTAAATCATTTTTCTCATCAATATTTTTACCTAATGCTCTATTTAAACCATCCTCAAGAATGGAATTCTGATCAGAATAATATAACGGCTTTTGATGTTTTTTACCTTGAGTAGAAATAGCTTTCTGTTCTACAAATTCACAGCCTTCATGATAATTGTGCACTATAGACAACCCAGCAGCATGATATTCATAAAGTTTATTTGGCAAACTACAACTTAGCTCATAGGTTATTTTATTCCATACAAGAAGCCCAATATCATATTGACTCAGCTCATAAATTAGTTTCTGTGGTTCTATTGATTTATGAATTGTATAATTCCCGTTATAGTTTGTCAAATCTACCGGAATAAAACTTGGGTAAATATGTAGATCATAAATTTCAGCATATTTATTAAATATAGGAACCATATATCTTTTTGTTCCTGGGATAGCACTTAATGTCCCGCTCCATACAGCCGTCCTCTTCCCACTTTTCCATAATTTTGGAGCAAGTTTTTTTGGCATTAAGCTATGAACTATTCCATTAATTATTACTGAGCTTTTATGCTCTATCTCGGGAACTATATCTATTGCTTGTTTCCTTTGAGTATCGCTTACGAAGAAAGCATAGATGCAGTTCTGTAAGTTACAAATTTCGGCATCATTTTTATACTCATATCCTTTCAGATCTCCTACACATTGCACTACAGGGATTTTAATGCCCTTTGGTAATATGTTCGTATTAAAACTCAAAAATAGATCATAATTATTTTTATCAATATTATCTATATGCTTTATTGGTATTGGAAAATTAAGCCCGCCTATCAATCTACCGCTATTGGCAATAGTCACATTATAACCCATATCCATTAATGTCTCTGCGTATTTATACACCCTAATTGCTGGTCTATATTGATATAGCAATAATTTTGTATCGCCAGGAGTTTCAGGAATTGGTCTATCCGCAAATAAACCTTGATAAAGATTATCCCACATATCTGCTACTACTTTATAGCTATGAAAATTATCACAAAATTCTTTAGTCTTGCGGGATACCTCCATTAAATCTGAATCTAATAATTTTTTAAATGCCCTATAGCATGATGCCTGATTATTTGAATAGAAGAATTCCATAGGATGATGTTTATTAATCTTGCCACCAGACTGTCTCATTGCCTCCCTGCTTACATGACAAATCGTAGGGATACCATATTGCATGGACTCTAATGCAGAATTACCATAAAATCCTGCGCCTGTTTGGTCAAAGAATATATGTGCATTTTTCTTCATCTCCACACATCTTTCGAAAGGGACTCCATGTATAATATTGACTTTTATATTATATCCATCTTTTCTCAGTTTCTCCATTACTGGAAGGAAAATGCTATCTGTCCCCTTCTTAATCCTATTAGATGGAGAATGGGCAATAACTATTTGACCATTGGGCGAAGTAAATGTGTTTTCTTCTTTTCCGCAATCAATTGCTTGCTGTGTATATATCCCGTCAAATCCATCATAATTTAATTCTGATGTTAATACAGTTCGTAGGTCTGCCTCCATGTAATGTTTAAACCCAAACCGAGCTTCAGTAAGTACTGTTTTATCTTTCCCTCTTCTAAACCCACTACCTCCAACAGTTACGATAATTTTCTTATCTTTAGGAATGGTTATATATTTTCCCCATTTATAAGTAGGTGGTTCATCTCCTTTAAAATGCACTATGTCACAGTTATCAATTAATTTCTGTATGCGACTACAAGATTTTTTTAAAATACGTTCATCTCTATCTAATTCATTCTTTCTAAACCTATGCGTTTTTCTCATATTTTTATATTTGCGTATAAGCTTTTTTGGTATCATCTCTGTTAATACATAATCTGAACCTCTTTTGGCTTTCTTATATGTTACTAATCTAATTTTGTGCTCTGGGTGATATTCTCTAATTGCATCTCTTATCCTTTTCCCTGAACCGGCATAATCTGCTGTGCTAAGTATTACTATCTTCACATTTTTTTTAGGTCCCCTACTAAATGCTTGCTGTGTTTCAATTACGTATAAAGTATCATCATTAATCCGCTTCACGAATTCATCAATCTTTGATTCATCATCCTCGGTTTGCATCTCTAACCCGAGTTCTCTATATTTAGTAAATATTATCCCCTGCATCTCTTCTTTGCAGTAAAATTTCGTTATGCGTTCGTTCACACGCTTCAAAAAACTTACATCGATATCCATATATCGTTGTAGCATTGGAGCATTACTTCCACTTTTTTGAATTCCATAGACCGTACTTGCGGCCATTTTCAGAGGCTTTTTACTCATTATAGTTTTCATTCTCTTTAATATAAACGGATCATTAAAATCTAAACTATTCCCGGCCATTCCTTGTTTGCGTAAACATTTATAACATTTTAAACAGGCTTTGCCCTCCATCTCAACATGACAGGAAGAAACAATGTTGCCGTATACAGAATCTCTCGAAATTGAATTTGTATAGATCTCACTTAGCCCAGCCAAGGGATAACTGCAATAAATTCCTATTCTTTCTAATACTTCGAAAATATCCCGACTTCGGGCATGTGATAACTTCTTGTGATATTTCAACTCATCTTTATAATAAAAACTTACATCTTCAAATATCGCTCCAAAAATAATATGTTTTGCATTTAATTTATCAACCAGCGGTATTAATAAACTCGCATAGCCCATACCTACATTGAAGCCATGGGGTTTATCATATTGACAGCGGATCTGTTCCATGTTATTGGGAACTATCATACCCATCATCTTAGCTAATTCTAATTGGTTTCCTGTATAAACATCATCATAATCACGTTTTAAAAATATACAATGAGTACGATCTGGTGGCATTAATAATGCCGCTGCCGTACTATCTGCACCGGCACTGAAACTCACAATAATGTCTTGATACTTCTCACGTTGATCTCTCAACTCAGGTATCACAGTTGGTTCTTTAACTTCTTCTAATCCATAAAATAATACATAAAGCATGGCTTCTATTAAATCTTCCGAAATATCCCCAATATATAATGGATACCGAGCATAATATTCATGCTCCTTGACCTTAACAGTTATTTCATTATCACTTATTAAAACAACTATCTCGCTTTCACCTACCTTATATTTATACTCTCTCATGATGTGTTCTTCGCTTTTAACTTATCTATCCTACTATTCTCATGCAACATAATATCTTTTATTCTAAGATCAGTAAAATATAGATCATCCGGTCTCTTCCAATCATTATACCACGTTTCTAAACAAAGTTCATATTTATTTGGTACTAAAAATTTATGCCCGCCTAACTCCCCTTCACGCTTTAAGGGGAATATCCAATCTTTAGGTAAAGATGTATAACACCTTTTTACAGCATCTCCCCCAATCACATGCATCCTGGGGAAATAATTATATATGCATTGATGCTCTTGGTTACTTGGATCCTCAAATGATAAATAAACATCATAAAACATATTTTTAAATTCATCCGGTGGCATTGAGGCATAAACAGTAAATCGTAACCGCCCCCATTGATCTTTTGGTTTTGGGATTGTTATCTCTCTGTGGTTAGGTAAAGTAGTATACACACTATCTATTTCTTTTTTTAATGTCTCATAGTTATTGTTCTCCGCTTTTGAGACAATAGCAATATCGATATCTTTATCGTGAAGGATTAAGTTCTTTTCTCGAATTCCTGCCAATAACCCACCATAAGTTAGGAATACGTCATACCCTAACCCATTGAGTTTATGTTCTAATTCAACAAGGTTATTAATGTAAATATGCTTTTCATCGGCAGTTAATTGTTTAAACCTATATCTTGCCTTTTTAAGATCTCTCGCCATCTTTCCTCTTCCTATGTCACTTTCTTCATAATCTTTTCTACAGCACGACCTTGATACCGTTCTAATGCAGAAACTATCTTAGCTGTTTTATATATCATTCTTGGGCATTTCATTATAGCTACTTTAAATAATTCCTGTTTACTGACCGGTTTGCCGGTATTTCCCTTCTTTACCCATTCCTTAAAGTGATCGACAGTCATTGCGGTAATAGGTCCACACTTCCATCCCTTCTCATAGTTAGCAAGATATGTTTTCTTGGCTTCTTCCTCGGTTAATGCACCTATAACACATTTATGTTCATCAAATTTACCATTAAACATCTGATCGATAACATAAACTACTTCGCTTTCGGGATGATCGCCAATGAAGATATCGATTTTGTCTCCATCTTTACCATCCTGCCCATTAAAAATATATCCATAATCGTACTTCATCTTAATAGACCATTTATTACCATCAGGACTGATACCTGAGCGAGTAGATCCCTTAGGATTTTCAATCTTTATAACTAATTCATTCCAACGGAATACACCTTTTTTATAATTCTCTGCTTTTATCTGTGCTTCAGAAGGATTAGTGTTGGTATCTTTTCTGGCTTGGACAATATCGGCCTTTAGTCCAGCTTGTTTTATGATTGTTCTCGGACAATTCATCGCTCTTCCCCTTTTACTAATCCCTTTTTAATTAACAAACGGATCTTCTCTTCTTTGCTAATATCACTTCTATCTAAAATATCATGGGAGATTTTATTCATTTTGTATGAATATTCTTTCCCATTGGACGACATTCGTTTGAATGCTTCCTGCTTCACAGAATGAGCTAAATCTCTCATTTCTCCACAGGCTTTAATTTCCGACGCCCCATCGGTATTTTGTTCATTAAATTTTGTTTTTCTAATCCAAAGTTTAAAATATTTTGAGACGCATTTTGATCTCTTTCGTGTTTAACCTTGCACTCTGGACAAGTCCAAACTCTATCAGAAAGTTTTAAGTCTTTCTTAATATATCCACAAACAGAGCATAATTTCGAGGAAGGACAAAATCTTCCTATTTTGACATAATTCTTTCCTCGATCCGCAAGTTTATATTCAAGAAGTTTACAGAAGTTGCCAAGTCCTAAATCTGCAATACTCTGAGCGAGACAATGATTTTTAACCATTCCTGCAATATTCAAGTCTTCTACAACAACAGTATCATACTCATTTGCTATCTGAGTTGTGAGTTTGTGTAGAAAGTCTTGTCTTTGATTTGCAATATGCTCGTGAAGTAATGCTGTTTTCCGATTTGCCTTTCTTCTATTTTCACTTCCTTTTACTTTCTTGCTTGCTCGTCTCTGTAATATTTTAAGTTTTGCAAGTGATGATTTTAAATGCTTTGGATTTTCTATAATTTTACCATCAGAGAAAGTGCAAAGCGTTTTAATCCCTGTATCAATTCCGACAGCAGTTTTCTTTCTAATTGGTTTCTGCTTTACTTTTATTTCAGGTAATTCTACAAGAATACTCACAAAATATTTATTAGTTGAAGTTTTAATTATTGTAGAAGTTTTGATTTTGCCTTCAAATATTCTACTTAATCTTGCAGGAATCCATTTTAACTTTTGTATCCATATTCTATTAGTCTCAAAATTAATCTTTGTATTTTGTGGGAAGCTCACGGTTTGTCTTTTGTTTTTCTTGCTTTTAAATCGAGGGAATCCTTCCTTTTGCTTAAAGAATCTCGTAAATGCTTTTTCCATATTCACAATAGAATTTTGTAAACTTTGAGCAACCGATAATTGTAACCATTCATATTCAGGTTGTTTTTTGAGTTCTACAACTTGCTTCATTAATGTAAAAGCAGAAACACTTGTCTTGTCTTTCGCATAAGCTTTTATTCTTTCTTGTAAAGCCCAATTATAGATAAAACGAGCATTTCCGATCATTTGATTGATCTTGCCAGTCTGCTCTTTATTCGGATAAATCCGATACCTGAAATATTTTAAATTACTCATATAAACAACCTAATCCCTTTCTTATAGAAAGCAAGTTTTTTCTTTAACTTTCGGATGAACGTCGTCCAACGTTGCACCCACAGACAGAAAAGCAAGATGAGTTCCTTCGTGGCGTGCTTGTCATTATTCTCCCAATAATATCTTATAAGGGGTTATCTTAGCTTCTTTTTATATCCCTTTTGAATAATTCAACTTCTGTGCCCCCTCCGAATGGAATCCTTTGCCTATGTACATCGTACCCTAACTGATCAGCAGCAGTATTAAATCTTTTCTTCTTAAGAAGATAATTTATTATAGCTCCTGTGGTTACGCCGCCAATAAGTCCGAATGGCATTGTTTGGGAAAGATATCTTTTCTTCATGCCGTCTAAAATAAGAGGAACAAGAGCAACTCCGGCACCACTTGAAACCCCAATAGTCCCAAGCTCTTTTTTTGCTATACGTTTTTCCATCTCCGCTAAATCTTTCATCCCTTGAGGTTGACTTTCTGCTATCTTTACTATCATTTTTGGACATTTCATACTAACCTTCCTTAATTTTATTACATACACATCACAAAATAAAATATTAAATAGTTTTCTGTCAAGAATTACCAAAAGAACGCAGGGCTCTTTCTTTTATTCTTTTCTTTGTTATCTTGTATTATTAAAAAGTTTATATTATTATCCTTGCTCTTTTAGTCAATAGGGGGTATTGACTATTTTATTAGGAGGTTGGACTAAAGAGGGGGGTATTATCAATTTTGCTAATAGGGTCATCAATAATATAAATATTCCTTTGTTCTATCTCTTTTGAATCATGTTTGTATATCATTTCTACTTTAATATATCCTTTTTCTTTCAATTGCCTTATCCATCTCGATATAGTTGTTTTAGTTACATGATATAGTTCTGCAAAATATCTATTTTTTGCCCAACAATATCCATCCTTAGTGCTTAGGGCAGTTATTTCACTATATAACCACTTAGCATTTGGGCATAAATCTTCATCGTATCTCACAGTTGCAGGCGTAATTGAATAGTAACTAGGCTTTAATTTCATTTGTTTAGATTCCATTGTCTCATCCTCTTGTCTGTTTTTTATCTTACCCCATTGAGATAACATATCCCAATCTCACATGACCAACATTTACCTACGTTAGCTGTTCATTCGTCATCATAATGACTATTATCTATCAATTTATATTACTTCGCTTCCAAGCTCTTATATAATACCCACAAATGTCAACGCACCTGCCGATCCAGCAGCAACCACATTAACAGGGGCTGATAATATTGGCGGAACCATTACGGCGCTTCTTAGCCCATTTATTATACCGGTAGCAATCGCTAACATTGCTTGGTCTCTTTGTAAGCCAAATGTGTTGATGGCGACCATTAATGTTAGTATAGGATATGGTGCCAATATCGATATTGTGTTGCTTGTATTATGCTCTGGTCTTGACATCATTAATTGAGCAGTTAGTGAAATAGGCAATCCGATCATGCCACCTGTTATTTTTGTTGTTTGTTTGATATAGTCTGCATCTAAAGAAGTTATTAAATTAAAGGTATGTGGTCCGTTTAATGGCGAAGGACTATTCCCTAATGTACCGGAAAACACCATGTTTACCTTAGCATTCTCATTCAAGTAACCTTCTATTGCTTGAATCATAGATTCCCAAACAACATCAGGTTCCTTACCTTCAGTAGAATCAATAATGATATTTTTTAGAGTGTTTTCGTTAAGCATTTTTCTTACTTCCCTTGGGTTTCCAGAGCTTAGATATATAATATGACCGTCTTACTCTTTTAACTATCCCTTTCCTATTTAATGTTAACATTACAGTATTCGCTCTTTTATCAGCTACTTTACATAAACCATAAATATCTCTCACCATATCTATATACCTCATTGATACATCAATACCATGATATTCAGTTAATCTACATAAATCTATAATTATTTTTTTATAACTCCCCATCTTAAGTAATTCATGCAATCGAGTTCACCTTACTTGTGACATGTTTTGCACCCGTAAATGGGCAAATTGGTATTAAATTAAACCCAGGTGTGCCGTCTATTGTATGGATATTAATTTTACTTCCCTTAATATCAATAGCAGATGCCTTTAGTTCTATTCCTTTTGCGGTGACAATATTCACTTGTCCATTTGGTGCTATTTCAATAAGAGATATACCATTATTAATAATTGATATCTTTCCATTAGGATTAAGTTTTACAGAAGATTTATGCTCCAATGTGCTTAGTTCAATACTACCGTCGGTTTTCATCCCTATTTTACTACCGAATTTAGTTTTAATAGACACCATATGAGTAGGATCAGATACCATTGGTCCCATCATAACATCACAAAATTCTCCTACACTTAAAGATACTCCAGATAAAGTATTATTTTGTGCTCCCATTTTTATAGATATAGAGTCTAATGCCGTAAAATCTGTTGGCACTACTCTGGTTGGACTCATTAAATTATCTACTGTTAATTCGAATATGCCATCTTTTGATAAAGGAGATCCCTTTATGGTAGAAGGCAGTATAGGATTAGAAAATCTAACTCTAAACCTAGGTGAAAGATCTGATAATGATAGTTTACCTTCAAAAAGATATGCAAAATTACCTGTAACATCGTCCTGCTCAAATATTAAATTACCCCTTGTCCCAGCTCCGAGCATATTCATCATAATGTTTTCACTACTAACAACAACTCTATCATTTTCTCTATCATAACCCAATATGGGATCAGCCGGCATCTCAAGGTCACCATTATCTTTCCTTGATACTCTATAAATACCAATATCTCCATTAGATTCTAGTGCTAATACCCTATCTTTACCAGCCCAAAACAATTCCTGCCCCGTACCTGCGTTAATAACCTTAGATGTGATATCCTCATTAGGCGTATATACTCCAAGCAGAAAATTATCTAAAGGCATCTTTAACACAATGCAGGACTTGCCAACTTTTCTCCCAGACGTTATATTCGCAGACTGATAGATAGGTTTGACATTCTCGATCCAAGAAAACTTATCCTCTCTTTTCCCGAGCATCGACACGGTATACCTGCCCTTATCGTCCATCCCTTCAATAAACCCTCTTATAATTTCCATATTTATTCCCTTTTTTGTTTATGTTTTTTAATGCATAATATTTTAATGTATGGATCCTCCATATAATAACTACAGACTTGCCAATTTATCTGTCCTTTTTCTTTATATCTACACTTACCATCATCATCCCAACCGCTGTATTCACCTTCTTTCATCTCTTCAGAATCTTTCTCAATAAGGCACTCACCATTTGGCCCACGAGCTAAACATGGAATAGGCATTTACTCTCCCATCTTTAAATCATCTTCGTCTAATAATGTATAAGTTATTGATTTACTATTATATAACTTCATAGAATATGAGATAATATCAAAACACATTTTATACTTAACCCAATTCGCGGGGACTTGACACCCCTCCGAGAATCTTCCTATGTTTTTAATGAATATTTTATGTGGGTGAATCGATGATTTTGCATGATGAAAGTTAAATCTACAAGAAGGCGGAGCATCTTTAATAACATTCTTATCAATCACACCATCTTTATTACTATCACGATATACTTTAAATGTAGTGTTTTGTATTAATGCATCCCTGCCCTTATGCTTCCCTTTCCTGAACGCACCCCTGTACTGTCCAGGTACTATTATACCTAACCCGTCCGGATTAGTATAATTATAATGGTAGAATTCTCCTGGGACAGTAGTGCCTACCAGAATCTCCGCATGCCAATTACAGAGGTGATCTTCGTAAACTAATAAGAATCTATCAGACATCTTTCTTATATCTCTCTCTTTAGCTCTTATCCCTATTAAATTTACGTTAAACGGACCATTAAAGAACACATATCCCTTCTTCCTAAATACTTTCTTTAATGGGTTGATAATATCATCAGAACAGTTAAAAATAAGGTTTGTTAAATTGCTCATAAATCCTCCAAGAATTAAATACACATCACTTGTCGAATCAATGAAATATATTGTCAAGTTAAATAAAAATATGTGGTCTATATTAAATAAATTATTATGCTATTGCTTTTATTACTCCGACTGCCAATTGAGTAGCCCTATCGCCTTTCTTCTCTTCTCTAATGATTTTGCTTATAGCCTTTATCAAAAGCTTTTCCTCCAAGGATCTCTCCCTAAACTTTTTCTTTATTCCTGGATGCTTATCGATCATATGGTCGGATATATTCTTAATTGCTGTATTCTTTGCACTATTTTGCCCTATCCCTAAAGTGATAATTGGATGCGTTAATCTAAAACTATCATCCACCTTACCTCGAATCATCTTCTGGATTTCTTTTTCTTTATTACCGGTTAGGTTCTGATGAAGATACTCTTCTATGTCTTCTATGTTTAATCTGGCTGTTTTAATTATTAATTTAGGACATTTCATAAATTACCCTAACCACCTTCTAATATTTATAAACAAAGACAATTATATCATCTATCCTTGTCAAGATATTTTAAAGTTTGGCTGATAGCTAAAAAAGGCGGCCAGCCTTCCGGCTGACCATTAAACTATAACTTTTTGGTTCTTTCCTCTTTACGGCATGCGTTATATTTCTTTAACAATGTAAGTCTATTTTTCTTTGTTGTTCTTCTCATATAACGACTGTCCCACATAGGTATTTCCTTTCTCACATTAAAATAACATCTTGTTGCAACTGTTTTCTGAAAAGCTTTTATAAGTTTTTTGCGTAGCTTCCTTTGTTTCTTCTTCATCAATCAATCCCCTTTGAGTATAATGTGGTGCGCGGGAAAGCCTATAGAGGAGTAATAGGCTCGGAACATCCCCACGCACAATATATTCATTAGAATAATATGGGCTTGTCAAGCCCCGGTATCCTTTTAATGTTATCATCAAGGCAGCCATTCACGGCCACACATAATCCAAAATCATAAATATACCCATCTTGGATATCCATTCTTATAAGAGAACAAAAATTATTACCTGTTATTAATTGATATTCTCCACCTCTCCATGTTTGGGAATCATGATAATGATCTTTATTTGTATCCATCCATTTATTATAATGTTGAACACGATCATAAGTATTTATAATATGGCATTCGCCTGTTTTTGTTATCACCCCAATATCCATCCACACTTTACCGATAAAATATCCAATTAATAAAGTATTGCTCTCGCCATCGACTGCTATTTTCAAGACATTGTCATCTACATATTTGTCAGGATCTATACTAATCTTCAAATCAATTTCTTCTAGTAATCTTCCTACTTTATTCATCAATTTTTCAACTTTCACTAAAATTTTTTTTATTTCTTTCATATAATCTCCTCTTTTATTTATCACAGCCTTTTATTGATAACCAATAAAGAGTCTTTAATATCTGATTTGTCTATCATCCCCTTAATATATTTTTTGTCAAAGATATACGCGTCTTCCTCGTATAATGAGAATAAGGAATCCCTTATTGGTGTGGACAACATCTTGATCCAACCATACTTTTACTCTATTCAATTTATCTCCCCAATTGTCTTGCTTTCTTTACAATTATTCTCCTTTTTTCATCATCAATACATCTCTGGCATAGTCCCCAAGTATGTCCCCATGTTTCAATGCCAAGACTGTCTCCCTGCCCATAAACAACACTCTGTTTAAGATTATAGCCATTGACTATAAAGGGTTCAGCTATCCAAACACCGCAAAGTCCACAATTATATCCCGGATATGATATAGTAGGTCTTCCACGTAATACCCATCTTAATTTTAAAAACATTATGCCTCCTAGTAATTTCAATATTAATATCTCATAACAGCCAACCTTTCCCTTCGGAAAAGCGTAACGGCAGTTATCCGACATCTTTTGCGGTGTCAGACTTTAGTATTTCCTTTCTAATAGTTTCTTTCATAGAATCAAAAAGCATATCAAAGTTGCTCTTAAAATCATCTTGTGAAACTATTATTTCACCTGTGAAATGCTTATTCCAAGTATCCACTTCTGTTCTGAAACAAATACTCATTTCGTTTCTAAAATCGTGTTCAACTTTTATTGTTATTCTTTCAATCTCCATCTGTTTCTCCTTTATTTTTTTTTCAGCCTGTCACCACAAAAGACGACGGATAACAAGCTACTCTACGCCCTGCGTCGCAGTAGCGACCCATTATGTGTAACTTATTTTTTATATTTATTATAAATTTCTGTTGCAATGTCCCAAGCAATATCCTGTTTATCTTCAATACCAGATATATCATATTTTTTTTCTCCATATTTAGCTAATATATCATAAACCAATTCAGATATTTCCTCAATTCTACTTTTATTTTTAGGCAACATATTATCAATATACTCCCTAACCTCTCCACACATTTCACATTCCCATGTGCCTTCCACAAGTTTCATCTCATTTTTACAAATAGAACATTTTAATTTATCCACTTTTCCTCCTTACTTTACACATAACACTGCACCCACAGTAAGTAAACGCAAGATGAGTTCCTTCGTGGCGTGCTTGTCATTATACACTATTGTCCCAGATCATCATTGCAAGATTTGCAACATCAACACATTCTTTTTTTACTTCAAAGGATTTGTTTCTATCTAAACCATAATTCATTTTTGCAATTTTCAA